TTAAAGATCTTTTATTTGCTAAGGCAGCAGAAAAAGTAGATAATTTTAGACCTACTGTAGCAAATGCAATGTTTAACAGCGAAAAAACCGAGGAAGAATGAAATCCTTTAAGCAGTTCATCTCAGAATCTGTAAATATTTCTGGAGACTTTAACGGAAATCTTTACATCAATTCCCCTCAACCTGAGCAGCAATCGGTTGGTGAGGAATATGTTGCAGATGTGCTGTGGAACGGAAGTCTTTATAGAATGGAATTAGTTACTAAAAGTGGAATTCCTTCTCCGAGAGATCTTGGTGAACAGCTGCAGTCTGATTATCCTGGCGCAGTTGTTCATCAAATTTATCCAGTTACAGAAAAGAATTTAAACATCAAAAACGCACAAAGATACCACCCATCAAAGTTAGAATGGATTGATTGATAAATGGCTCAGTGGAATATTCAAACTCAAGATTATTTAAATCAAGAGAGATCACTTTTTGAAGTTGTAGGTGTTGCCTCAAGCGATGGTCAAATAATTAGTCTTGAAAATCCATTTCCGGTTACGGGAACCGTTGGAATTTCATCGGAAACTGTCGTAACTATTAATCCGGATACAAATGCTGTTGATGCATTTGGTAGAGGTAGAGTTTCTGAACCATTTACTCTTGGTGATTATAAGCACCTGTATGCTATTGACCCAAACTTTTTAGATAGTGTTTCGGGAGCGGGTTCAACAGTAACATTTTTAACCAATCAGGCTTGTGCTAGATTACAAACTGGTATTGGAACAACAGCATTTAGTGTTCACCAAACAAAGTTTTATCATCACTATCAACCAGGAAAAGGACAACTAATTTTTAGTTCCTTTAATTTTTATGCACCTCAAAGGAACGCAACTAAAAGAACTGGATACTTTGATGATAGAGATGGAATTTATTTTGAGCAAGTTGGACTCAATACTTCTGATGGGATAAATCCAGGTATTGGAACTCATAACTGGGTAATTAGATCTTTTGTAAGTGGTATAGCAACAGAAACTAGAATTCCACAATCACAATGGAATAGAGATAAATGCGATGGAACAGGAATTTCTGGATTTAATTTGGACATTACAAAAACTCAACTTGCATTTATAGATTTTCAGTGGTTAGGTGTTGGTAGAGTTCGTTGTGGATTTGCTCATAATGGACAACTCATCACCGCACACGAATTCAACCATTCTAACTATCAGAGCACAGTTTATATTGCAAATCCAAACCTACCAGTTCGTTGCGAACTCCAAAACACTGGTGTAGGTATTGGAGCATCATTTGACCAGATTTGTTCTTCTGTAATGTCAGAAGGTGGATATGTAGAAAGTGGTATTGACTTTGCATATACAATGCTTACCACAAGAACCACACCAACACCAGCAGGAACAGAACTTCCTTTGGTTGCTATTCGTCTAAAAAATAGTTTTCAAGGATATCCAAATAGAATATCGGTTAAATTAAATAATATTTCATTATTTTGTGAGACCAATAGTATTGTATATAAGATTATAAAACTTCCAAGTTCTGCTTATTTGAGTAATGCAGGAACTCTAACTTGGACTTCTGCTTCTGCAAATAGTGGTGTTGAAGTTTGTGTGAATGCAACAACTTATGATAATGGTGATGTTTTTGCATCAGGTTATGTTCCTTCGGGAGCATCACAAAACTCACTTTCACCAGTTGCTTCTGGAACATTAAGTCAGGCAAAGAAAAATATTATTGTTCAAAATATAAATTCCACAGATTCTGAAATTTATGTGCTTGTTGTAAGAACCATTACTACTACAGGTAATGCTACTGCTAACGTAGCTGCTGCTCTTCAATGGAGAGAGATTTATTAAATTAATAAATAACTAAAAGTGTATTATAAAAATAATGGCTCATAGACCAGTTGGGGCGGGTTCCTCATTTACATTTACTGCAGGTGCTGCAACAACTTCATCTGCTTTTTCGGTACAGTCTAGTGTTTTGAGAGTAGTTGCCGTTGGTGGTGCTACACATGTTGCTATTGGAGTTACTCCTGCAGCAACTAATACTGATTATTATATTGCCTCGGGCGAGACTGTTACTTTAGGATTGACTAAAGCATCGAACAGAGTTGTTGGAGTAACAACAGGAACAACAACAATTGTTACTGTTCCAGAAGGAACACAAGTTCCATTTGCAGTTGGCGATTACGTAACCCTTACTGCTACTGGTCAATCATATTATAACTTTACTCACCAAAGAGTTATATCGATTGATACCTCTGCAGGTGTTGATGGATATTTCCAAACAAGAATGACTGTTGATTACAATTCAAGTGGAATTGTAACTGCATTTTCTGCAGCAGATGCATCAGTTGGTGTTTCTAATAAGATTTCTGCATACGGAGTCGGTTCAGGAACACTTTATTTCCAACAAGTACAAATTACAGGTCAAGCATAATGAAACTTATTACCGAAGAAATCGAATCAGTAGAAGTTCTTACCGAAACGGTCAACGGTAAGAAGACTCTTTACATTCAAGGACCTTTTCTCCAGACCGAAGTTGTAAACAGAAACGGTAGAATGTATCGTTTACCTGTTATGGAAAGAGAGGTAAAGCGTTACACTGAGCAGTATGTGAACAAAGGTCGTGCTCTTGGAGAACTTGGACACCCAGATGGTCCAACTGTAAATCTTGATCGTGTTTCTCATAAGATTGTTTCACTTCACCGTGAAGGAAATAATTTTATCGGTAAAGCACAGATTCTATCCACACCAATGGGTAAAATTGCAGAGTCTCTTTTAAAAGAAGGAGTAACTCTCGGCGTTTCTTCTCGTGGTATTGGTTCAGTAAAACCAAACAACGAAGGTTACACTGAAGTTGGTGAAGATTTTATGCTTGCAACTGCTGCTGATATCGTTGCCGATCCTTCTGCACCTGATGCATTTGTTCAGGGAATTATGGAAGGTAAAGAGTGGGTTCTTGACGGAGGAATACTTCGTGAGCAATTAGTCGAAAAAACTCAAAGAAGAATTAACACTCTTGTAGATGAAAAACTACTCGAAGAGTATAAGTTGAGTTTATTCAATGAGTTTTTAAACTCATTGTAATTTATTTAATTATAAATAAATATAGTTTATAACTAAAGGTTAAACGGAGAGTTCAAATGTCTCGTGGAGATTTACAAGAAATGGAAGTAGGCACTAAGCAATCCAGAACCGCTGTTAATGCTAATGCTAAAGCGGCTGAGGGAATGCCTCATCTATCTGGTTCAACCCCTGGTCAAACCGGTGGTTGGGAAGACCTTGGCGGTCCCGACCCTTCTAACTATCGCCCAACTGACGATTCAGCAAAACTGAAGACCCCTGGCGGATCACTTAAGCAAGTTAAGGATGTCGTCAACAAGGGAGCAGGTGCAGCAGAAGCGATGAAAGGTGTTAAGGAAGATGAAGAGTTTGAGTATGATCAAGACGAAGAACTCTTAGAAGATACCGAAGATACTGAGGAAGTGGTAGCAGAAGCTAAGCACGAAGAAGAGGAAGAAGAGGAAGAGGGCGGTAAAAAAGGTAAGAAGGAAGAAGAGGACGAAGAAGAGGACGAAGAAGAAGTTAAAGAGTCATTTGATATCGAAGAAGATGTCAATGCTCTTCTTGCTGGTGAAGAACTCTCTGAAGAGTTCCAAGAAAAAGCAAGAACCATTTTCGAAGCTGCTCTTCGTTCCAAGGTTTCCGATATTAAGGAAGCACTTGAGGAGCAATATACTGCTGCTCTTGCAGAAGAAGTTGCAGAAATTAAGTCCGAACTTTCAGAGCGTCTCGATGCATACCTTGAGTATGTTGCTGGCGAGTGGATGGAAGAAAATGCACTCGTTATCGAGCACGGTCTTAAGGCTGAAATGACCGAATCATTCCTCCAAGGAATGAAGGGTCTTTTTGAAGAACATTATGTATCAATCCCTGAAGATAAATATGATGTGCTTGAGAGCATGGTAGAAAAACTTGATGAAATGGAGACAAAACTCAACGAGCAAATTGAGAAAAACGTTTCCCTTAACAAGCGTCTCGCAGAGTCGGTTGCTGATGGAATCTTTGAACAAGTCTCTGAAGGTCTTGCAGACACTCAGAGAGACAAGCTCGCTTCACTTGCCGAAAGTGTTGAGTTTGAAAGTGAAGAAGAATATCGTGAAAAACTGGAGACTTTGAGGGAATCATATTTCCCATCAAAAGGAGTTTCTCCATCGACTAAATCTGATACTCTCTCTGAGGGAGTAAGTAATGCTTATGAGTCACACTCACCAGCAATGGCTGCTTACCTGAAGAGTCTCTCAGCATTTAGTAAATAATTGAATTTAATATAATTCAAACCCAAAAAACAAACACTTAGTAAAAAGGTAAAACGCAAATGTTCCATTCCGAGCATCTGCAGGAAAAGTGGGCACCTCTCCTCAATCATGAGGGTGGAATCAATGATTCTCATCGTAGAGCTGTAACCGCTGTCCTGCTCGAAAACCAAGAAAGATTTTTAAGAGAGCAATCTGCTTTCGATAACGGTTCCATGAATATGCTCATGGAATCACCAACCAACAGCGGTAACGCTGCTGGTGCTTCAGGTGGATTCAGTGGCAGTGCTGCTGCTGGTGGTCCTACCGCAGGTTTCGATCCCGTACTGATCTCACTGATCCGTCGTTCGATGCCTAACCTGATCGCCTATGACGTTGCAGGCGTTCAACCAATGAGCGGTCCTACTGGACTCATCTTTGCAATGCGCTCCCGCTACAACAACCAGAGCGGAACTGAGACCTTCTACAACGAAGTAGATTCAGCATTCTCAGGACAGGATTCTTCCTTCGCTCTTGCTGGATTCGGTAGCACTGCTGCTGGTATTGGTACAACCACTCAGAGTGGAACCAACCCTTCAGTTCTTAATGCTGCTTCAGTTGCACCTACCGACTATAACGTTGGTCAGGGTATGCAAACTGGCGACTCTGAAAATCTTGGCACTTCTGGTCATGACTTTAACCAGATGGCATTTTCAATCGAGAAAGTCACTGTTACTGCAAAGTCACGCGCTCTGAAGGCTGAGTACTCACTTGAGCTCGCTCAGGACCTCAAGGCAATTCACGGTCTGAATGCAGAAGCTGAGTTGGCAAACATTCTGTCAACTGAGATTCTTGCTGAAATCAACCGTGAAGTTATCCGCACTATCTACATGACCGCTGAGAAGGGTGCTTCTCAGAACGTTGCTACCGCTGGTGTATTCGA